GGTTAACTCTGCGACAAGCCCAACTACGATGAATAGGGCTTATAAAGACGTTAGTTATATTTTAGATACGGGGTATACTGTCATTGACCCTGAAAATTACAACCCAGGCGCAGCTGGGTTATCCGCTATGCCTAATAATAATTTTCAAATACAGCGTTTCTACTTTTTTGGACAATCNGGCGTAACTGATGAAGCTATAGTTTACGGGCAGGCCGCGTATAGTAAATTAGAAGACGCCGAATCTTCTATATTTTCTGAAAGCCCGGATATAGACCCCTTATTGACTGCTAACGGCGTGTTCACTACTGCTTTAATAATTAAAAAAGGTGTTACTGACCTTGACGCTGCGATACTAGCGGGTGACGCTAAATTCGTACAGATAACCCAAGGCCAAACGTCATCCGCCGCGACTGCTGGCACTGTAATTTATAGAAAGACCTATGTGTGTGAAAGGAATAGCAGCGCTACAGATAAATTATCTTATGGTAACGGATCCAACACCTCAGGAATGGGCGCTGTTGTACATGAAGCGGGAACTATTGCTTCCTTAGGCATATCTTCAAACACTTCTGCGACAGCGGCGCTTTACGACATTACTGTAAATAACGTTGTGCAAGCCAGCGGACTCCAGCACGACGGTCTCACTACTGTAATACCTGTAAGCGTGCCCGTTGTCCCTGGTGATTATATTAATATAGTCAGCACCTTTGAAGGCGGGCAGGGTAACCACACAGCCTCTTTTGAAGTAGAGCACCCAATAAACATTAATGCTTTTATAGGCGCCACAGGGCCACAAGGGGCCACAGGANCTGACGGAGTTGTTCAATTCAGATTCGGAACAGGAATACCGGCCGGAGGGTTAGGTAGTGACGGTGATGCCTATTTTGATATCGTAACCGGAGACTACTATAGAAAATCAGGGGGCGTGTGGTCATTAGAATTTAATTCGGTCGGGCCTACTGGAGCTACTGGAGCTGACGGAGCTGACGGGGTTAATGGAACTAATGGAACTGATGGAGTTGTTCAATTTAGATTCGGAACAGGAATACCTGCGGGCGGTTTAGGGAATGACGGTGATGTATATTTTGATACAGCGAATGGCGATTACTACCTCAAAACGGCTGGTGTTTGGAACTTCCAATTTAATTCAGTCGGGCCGGCAGGTACGAATATAGTAAAAGCTGGTAGCTACGGGACGACTATTGCTACTAATGTAACAGCCGCTGTTCCTACTTATATTCCTTTTGACGATATAGAGTACGAGGATTCGCCGGTAACTAAAGAGGTTGATAATGTTACTTTCACAGTTAATGAAACAGGAACTTACGAAATAAGATTCGAAGTTACTATAACCGGTACGACCAATAATTACCGCTACACTTCATCAAATACTATTGTAAAAGACGAGGGATTAGGGAGCGAAGCAGTACTGCGCGAAATGATAAATGGTTATATAAGAGCTACCGGTGGCGCAACAAACACTACGGTGTTCTGTAGTTGGTCGGGCGATTTGGTCGTTGGTGAAACAATTAAGTTCGGAGTAGCGCGTGTATCTTCAACAGTAGGTAACGGGACCGTAGTTCCGAACGCTTCACAAGCCTTAATTAAGAGGTTAAAATAATGGACTATTATATTACAAAGCTGCAACATGATAAAATAGAAGAAGCCATGCCTCAGTATTTATCCTTTTCATATAAATGTGAGGCTGATGGGTCTACTTTATATATTCACAATACGAAGATTGCGGACTTATGGAACTTTGATATCGACGCTATGTTTGGCTCTTTGTATGAAATGACCTATGAAGAATTCTTAGCNAGTAGGTTAGAGGCGACTAAGCTAGACGCNTATTATGCTAAATGTAAAATTATAGAAGTGTATCANCCCCTAGGGCGCGAAGTTATTAATCGATTTATGGCAAGGAATAACGTTGAAGGAATAGACGCTCTGCAGTCAGCCCATGCTTTTCTAGTAGCTAGTGAGGTTATTAATGAACTTAGCTTAGGTGCTATTGAAACAGCGGTGGCCTATTTAAACGGCCTTGTACCTGATGATATGACAGAATCCTACCATTGGGTCACACAGGATAGAATAGACGCCGTTCTAAACGATATAGCTAATTTATTAGGGGAGGTAGAATTATGAGCGCAGTCGTATTAATACCGAACTCTGATAACCGTGTAATTTTTAAAGGGACTGACGGTTGTTTAGTTTTTAAAGATAAGAAACCCCTCCAGATATTGGATAGGGGTGTTAACGGTGCTGTTTCTTCTATTAACGGTTTGACTGGTCATGTGGTACTGCCTACAGGTGATATTGATGTAACCTATATAACGGCGCAGGCGGTAAGCGCCTTACGTGTTGTGTACACTGACAACGCTGGCAATGTTAGTCACGCTGACAGCAGCGACACGGGCCAATTAGCAAGAGTAGCAGGGGTTAGTATTAGCGCTGCCTCTGCTGGCGCGCCCGTTAAAGTTAAAGGCTTAGGCGTATTAGAAGATGTTTCGTTTAGCTTCACGCCAGGTAATTTACTTTATTTTGATGGTGTGGGTCAGTTGACAGAAACAGCCCCGCCAGCAGGCTTTTTTCAGGTAGTCGGTAGGGTGGAAACTCCGACTAGAATATATGTTAGTATTGAAGAGCCTTTAATTCTATAAAATAGGAATGTAAAAAATGTCGACATATTTAGACGTAAATTTAGTAACAGGAAGACGCGAAAGGAAAACTGCCGTTAACGTATCAGCAGGAGCGGGAGATGCTGATAAATTAGCCAGACTTGACGCGGCTGGTAAATGGGACATAACTTTAATGCCGACAGGGCTAGGGGATGATACTCAGGCCATAGAAGCTAGTGAGATTATAGCTAGCGGTGATTTTGTTAATATTTTTGATGATAGCGGCACGGTTAAAGTAAGATTAGCAGATGCTTCTAATGGACGTAACGCTGACGGTTTTGTAAAAGTAGGCGGCGCCGCTGGTGCGATTTTAACAGTGTTTTTTGAGGGCAGTAACGACGTATTAGCGTTACTTACTTTAGGGGATAAGTATTACCTAGACAAAACTACACCAGGAGGCATTACAAACGATATATCGGCTTACGTTGCGGGTGATCTTTACCAGTACTTAGGGAAGGCTTACGCAGTAAACGGCCTTAACTTTGAAGGGTCAGACAGCATTGACCTATAAGGAACTTAAACTATGGCTAGAACAACAGAAATTCAAGTTAAAGAGATAATCGAAGAGGATGTGACTTTCAAGTTACAGCCTTTTATAGATGCAGCTTCTATTTTGGTTGATAAAATGGTAGCTTCTACAGACACCGATTATAATGAAACTACAGATGCCGCTCAATTAGAAATGATTGAACGGTGGTTGTCTGCTCACTTCTACGCCATTGCAGTTCCTAGGGTAGCTAGTGAAAAAGCCGCAGTAGTTGCACAATCAAACCAGTATAAATTAGGTCTTAATTTAGCGGTTACTATGTATGGTCAACAGGCTATGATGATTGATGATAGCCAGTACCTAGCAAATAAGAATAAAGCTGCTGTTGATGGGAGTAGGACTAAGGTAGGTGTCATATGGGCCGGTGACGAAGACCAAAGTGGGGTACACGAATGAGTATTATAACCACAATGCGCAGACAGAAAGCCGTTCTTTGGCCTTTAGTAGGGGTTAATGATTTTGGAAAACCCTGTTTTGGAAACCCTGAACAGGTTGACTGTCGGTGGGATGATGGCGAAGAAGAGTACGTAAGACGCGACGGAACTAAAAGCGTCAGCACGGCGACTATGTACCCTGACCGTTTTATCAAACGGGGTTCCGTTGTTTGGTTGGGCCTGTTAAAGGATGTTATTTATTTAAGTGACCCCAAAAAGAATGAAAGTGCAGCGGAAGTTATGGGTACTAAAAGATACCCTAATATTAAGAATACTGAAATATTATATATTTGTAATCTGGAGCCTACAGCATGGCGCGCAGGGTAAGTAAAGCAAGGAAAGGAGGATTAGCGGTTTCCGTAACAGGCCAAAGCGCTATAGCCCAAAACCTTAGAAACTTTAGAAAGGAACAAGCTAAAGGAGTTTCTATTGGTTTAAAGCTTGCCGGTCTATTTTTACAACGCGAAAGCCAGTTAATAGTCCCAATTGACACAGGCGCTTTAAGGAATAGCGCTTTTACTCGTTCAGTAGGTGAAGGTTTTGACACCCGTGTAGGAGTAGGGTACTCACAAGACTACGCTATTTATGTACACGAAGATTTAAACGCGCGACACGCACCTGGAAAGGTTGCGAAATATTTGGAACGTCCTTTAAGGACAAAGCAAAGTCAGATGTTAAAGATTATAGCTACTGCGGCAAAAAGAGTAAAAATTAAGAAGGTAAAGCCATGAGCACATATCACAGCCCAGCGGAAATAGTAAGGCAGCACCTAAAAGACTTAGGGGTAGGTTCTTTACTAGAGGATAAGTCAAATTGGCCTATGTATGTTTCATCTATGCCTGATATGCAGTCAAACAACCCCGACCTTAGAACAGCTGACAACGTTATTGTTTTGAACGATACTCAAGGGGTGGATCAAGGCCGGTTGATGTGCGCGCCGTATACAATTATTCATAAGCCTGGCCTACAGGTTAGGGCTAGGGCAGAGGACTACCCTATAGGGTGGAGAAAAATTAATGACGTGGCTAATTCCATAACCCTGGTAAATAATAATTTAATAACACTTGCCGATGAGTCTGGAACAGACCACCTATATATAATAAAAAGCATTACCAGAACTTCGCCCCCTAGCCCTAACGGAACTGAAACTGGCACTAAAAGACGTGAACTGTTCAGCGTTAATTATATTGTAAATATTGAAGAACTAGAACTAGCGATTACCCTATGGGACACCCAACAGGCAGGAAGTGCAAATGATACACTAGAACTTCCAATGGCTTCTTCAAGTACTATTTTTGTTGATTGGGGCGATGGTGTTGTTAATAATGAAGTAACCCATACATACAGCACCCCAGGAATTTACACCGTTAATATTCACGGTAATGTTACGACTTTCCAGTTTGCAAATAGCGGTGATAGAGAAAAGTTATTAGATGTTTCTAAATGGGGCGGCCTTAAAGTAGCTTTACCTGAAATGTTTAACGGCTGTACTAACCTAGACATAAGCGCCACCGCACCACCTGATATAGTAACAGACGACCTTCATGAATGTTTTACGTCCTGTTCTTCTTTAACAGGGGGACTCGCTAACTGGAATATGACCGGCGTTAAAGATGTGGGGAGTATCTTTACGTTATGTAATAACTATAATGAAGATATTAGCGGGTGGGATACTTCAACTTTTGAAGACGTAAGCGGAATGTTCGGTAATATGAACTTTAACCAAGATATATCAAATTGGGATATGTCTAGCGTGATAAATATGGTGGCTATGTTTGGGCTAAACCCAAGCTTTAACCAAGATATATCAAATTGGGATGTTAGTAATGTGACAGACTTCTCGGGTCTGTTTACCTTTGCGCAGTCATTTAATCAGAATTTAAATTCTTGGAACACTGCCAAAGCCACTAATATGGACAATATGTTTTTATTTGCCTTTGCATATAACCAGCCGATGGATCAGTGGGACGTTTCTAATGTCGAAGGAATGCTTGGTATGTTCCTAAACGCCATTACATTTAATCAAGATTTAAGTTCTTGGGACGTCAGTAAGGTAACTGATTTGACTGACTTCCTAGATAGTACGGCATTTAGCCAAGCTAACTATGATCTATTATTACCGGCTTGGAGTTTACTAACTTTACAGCCTAATGTACAGGCGGACTTCGGCAGCGCTGAATTTGGGCCAGCCGCTCCATCAATTGCTAGGAAACTTATTAAGGATACTTATAATTGGAATATAAATGATGGCGGTGGAAATGATTTAGCGATAAATGGTGACTTTACATCCGCTTCTGACTGGGGCTTAAATGGAACTTCATTTATAGCAGGAGGTATTCTGACCGTAGGGGGCTTAACCTTATTCCAAGGCATCGCCACCCAAAGCCCCGACCCTACCAATTTAAACGCAGGCCATACTTATACAATATCATATGAAGTTTTAACAAACACATCCGGCGGGGGTTCAGTTCCAGTTGTAGGTGGCGTACTAGGTACTGAAACCGCAGCTATTGGAATTATAAGTCAAGATATAGTCGCCGGATCAGGGTTCCAGGCGACAGGGATTGTATCGGGGTTTGCTGTTTTTGAGGGAACTATTGATAACATTTCATGGAGAGAGAAATAATGTGTAATTTTAATTCAATCCGCGTAGCGGGTATAAAAAAGGACGGCGGCGAAAGCTACGTCACAATAAAGGAGGTAAGCTCATGAGCTTAGCAATGACAGTATCTGAATCTTATTCTGTGGGGGGTATAACATTTCCTACGAATAAACAGATAAACGGTGACGGCGCAGTTATTCAAAATGTGTCCATCCCGAAAGCCTGGGACGGGTCATTAACTACCCGTACAAATGACACTGATGGGGATGTTACAGCTACCCTATCAGCGCATACAATTACAGACGGCGATATAGTTGACCTGTATTGGACCGAAAATGGTATACCAGGTTCGGCCCGAAACGCCACTGTCGGCACCGTAGCAGGTAATGTTATACCTTTTACCGGTGCTGTGGGTGATGTACTGCCGACCGTTGCTGAAAACATAATTATAGCTAAACAGGTTGAACTGGCTACTGAGGTATCAGGTGACAGTGTTTTAGCTATTGCGTTTTCATGTGGTAAAAAAGGAACGTTTGTGGTAACAGGTTCTGACAACATTGAAGATTTCAGCAAGGTATTAGACGCCGGTGTAGCGTTTGCATACTTTGACGGAAAAGGTGACTTAAACCCTATTACAGGTGATGTCATCGCTAAAACATTTGTAAGCCATGATGACACTGCGGCCGCAGCTGTGATGAAAGTGGCTTTTTTGTACACTAACTCATAATAGGAGATAGAAATGAGTTTTCTAGAAGATGGACATTCAACACTGATAGGCATGGAACTTCTTCCTGGCGTGTTGTTCTGTGAAAAGCGTGTAACCCCTCCAGGGTTGGACGGTGGTGGTGCGAATGATGTTACCACTATGAAGAATGAAACTTGGCGTACTATGGCACCCAAAAAGCTTATCACTATGACAAATGGTGGTGCTAAGGTGGCTTATGACCCAGCCGTTTACTCACTGTCTCAAATTCAGGCAGTCATTAACGTGAACCAAAAACTTACAGTGACTTTCCCTGATTTATCTAAAGTTGAGTTTTTTGGGTGGTTGAATAAGTTTGAGCCTGACGAAGTGGTAGAAGGCGAACAGCCTGAAGCTGACGTTGAATTCATTCCTAGTAATAGGGACTCTAACACAGGCGATGAAGCAGGACCGACTTATATACCGGCCCCTTAAGTAATTCGCCCCCTGACGGTTTTTGACGTATATAGTTAATGCCGTACGTTCGTCAGGGGGCTTTACGGCAATTTAAAAATTAAGCAATTGGAAAGGCTATAAAATGGAAGCTATTAAAGTAACACTAAGGTTAAAAGAAGTGCCCGTAGAAATTGAAATGAAAGACGGGACTGTTAAAAATTACATATTGCGAGAACTTGTAGGCTCTGAACGCTCTAGGTATATGCAATATATGACTAATAAGTCAACTATTGAAAAGAACGCTGAATGGCGGTGTTGAAAAACATTGAGATTGATCTTGATGGGGTAGAGGCCCACCTTATAAGTTTATGCCTAGTTGACGAACATGGTAAAAGCCCCACGCAAAAAGAAATTGACGAAAATTGGCCTTCTTCTGTTATAGGGCTTTTAAATGCTAAGGCACAAAGACTGTCAGGGTTAGATAAAAAATCTAAGGACGAAGCGGGAAACTTGTAAAGGGGGAGCATAGGGAATGGCTTTCCCTAGCTAGGGAGTACGGCGTGCCCCTCCAAGAACTGCAAGGTAAGACTACTTCAACGGAGTTTATACAAATGGTTAAGGAAAAAGAGTTGTCATGGAACACCCGTGAAAAATGGGAATGGTACATGGCCGCACTGATTACTGAACTTCAACGGTCATTCGTAAGCGCAGAAGATGCGATTAAATTGACCGTTGCTGGTAATTTAATTGATTTTGTTTTCGGGAAAAACAAAAAAGTTAAAAACGCTAAAAGTAAAAAACAGAAATTTGAAGATAAATTAGCCAGATCTAAATCATACTGGTTCGGAATCGTTGGCCTAGATAACGAAGGAAACTCGTTACCACCCCCGCAGAAACCGCTAAAAGTAAAAAGGAAGAATTAAATGGCTACACAAGGATTAAGCATAGGAACTTTATTTATTGATTTGCAAGCAGATGCGAAACAGTATAATAAAGTTCTTAGCCAATCTGAAGATAAAATGATGCGAACATCTAAAAATATCGTCAGAAGCGCCCGGAATATGGTAGTTGGCGTCGGTGCCGCGGCCGCTGGTGGGTTTGGCCTTGTTAAAGTCGCCAGCGACGCTGAGGAAATAAATAGTAAATTCAACGTAGTATTTTCCGATATAATGACACAGGCTAACGCAATGGCACATACATTAGACCAGAGTTACGGCCTAGCACGTTCTGAAGCTGAAAAGCTTTTGAGCAATACCGGTGACCTTTTGTCTGGTTTTGGCTTTACCCAGCAGGCCGCATTAGACCTGTCGTCCGACGTTAATAAGTTAGCGGCCGACTTAGGTAGTTTTCAAAATGTAGATGTAGCCAGTGCAAGTAATGCTATTACCAAGGCCTTATTAGGAGAACGGGAAGCTATTAAACAACTAGGCATTTCTATATTAGAAAAAGATGTTCAAGATCAAATGGCCTTAAATACTGTCAAAGGTTTAACTTTTGAAACTGAAAGACAGGCTAAGGCTTATGCCACATTGCAGCTAGCCCAGGAACAGTCAAAAAATGCAATCGGTGATTTTGCCAGAACGCAGGAAAGCTTCGCTAACCAGTTAAAAGAATTTAAAGCTGACTTACATGACACCGCCGTTGAAGCCGGACAGGTATTACTACCGGTAGCTTCCGAACTATTACAAAATGTTCCGCGACGGTATATTAGACGTTAAAGGATTTGTAGCAGAATTGCAAGGGATGAAAGAAATAGCCAAAGACGGCTTAGAAATAGGAATAGCCGTTGCTAAATTTATAGCCTTAAATAAAGCTATGACTTTAGTTCTTGGAACAGGCTCTAAAGTAGCTGCAATGATGGCAAACGCGAGAACTAACATTGCAGGCGCGACGCCTGCTATGGGCAGCTTCGCCGGTACACTAAGTCAGGTTAAAGTTAGCGCCGGGGCTATGTTGGCTGTATTGGCAGGCGGCATAGTTGTTATCGATAGCATGCTTGGTAAANTAGAGGAATTTGAAAACAAACGTAAAGCTTCAGAAAGCCTTGAGTTAGGTTTTACCAGGTTACGTGATGTTATGGAAGCCACCAAAGGCGACTTAACCGGTATTGTTAACCAAATTGAAAGCTTTGGTGGCACTAACGTCGCTCTGTTCGATGAGGGTATTGAAGAAGGTATACAGAGAATTCGTAAACAAGCTGAAGCCTTTTTGGAAATAGTACCGTTAACAGGTGGTGAACTTAAACGCTATAATAGTGAACTTGAAAAATACATTAAAAAACAAGTTAGTGCCGCCAAAGCTACTCAGGCTTATGTAGAAGCCGCTAAGGAAGCCGCTAAGGCCACCGCTGATTTTGAACATAATGCTAAAATAGCCAAACCCATAAATGATATGGCTTCATCTTTATTCCATGTACAGGAAGCACTTAAAGTTAAAGACAAGCTTAAACTAACAGATGATGAATTTAGTAAGTTTAAGAACACAATAATAGGAGTAATTAAAGCAGGCGGCAGCGTAGATGAGGCGGCTAGAGGGATAAAGGATATATTTACGGCCGGTCTTTTTGACCGTGAAAGCCCTTATAAGAAACTTAAAGGGGATTTTACAAGCCTTGTCACCACGCTAAAAACCGCTCAGCAGTTGCCAAGCATACAAGAGCAGTTAGGCTTGACAGACACGCAATTCACGCAAGTCTCGGGCTTTATAGCTGAGATGATCGCAGCCAAACAACCAATTGATAGCATTGTACAGACTATCCATAACATTAAAAACGCCGGTTTGCTTAAAGAACAATCCAACGTAGAAAAATTAGTTGAGGGGTTCAAGGACTTTAATAAGGAACTGTTAATTACTAAAAAGGCTCTAGACCTTAGAAAGGAATTGGGCTTAAATAACGATCAGTTTAGTCAAATGCGCGGACTAATAGAACAGGCCGTTGAGGCGGGCTTGAGTTTTGGGGAGATAAAGAGGTTAGTGGCCGCCACAATTCCTAACTTAGTTAAAAACCCATTAACATTTCAAGGTGAAGCCGCAGCGCTTGCCCCAGGTATAAGCAGGGGCAGCCAAGAAGACGTCGCAATAAGCGCCCGTGGAAGACAGGCTGCGGCTGATGATTCCAAGAAGATCGTCAAAGCACAAGAGCGTACGGCCAAAGCGGCAAAGAGTATCGCAGAGAGCACCCGTACAACAGCAGAAGCCCTAGAAGAAGGAATAGTAAAAGCATGAGTATACTTGATTTATTAGGAAACCTTGTAATTGATATAGAGACCAATTCACGTGAGGAAGATAATGGGTATTTGGAAACTTTTGTATTTCACGTGAATTTTGCCGATGGGCAGCCGCACACATCACTCGAGGCCCTTGCTTACTTAGCTACACAGGGCGTAAAACGGGGAAGCGCATACCCCGACCCTAATTTTGAATTATTCGCTCGAAAACCTAAAGCAGCAAATTTTGAAGATCTAAGGGATTATTTTCTAGTGACCGTGGATTACGGCCCCCGAGAACCTGATAACACAATTGACAGTTTCCAGTCACCTCTAACAGCCCGAACTGAAGTAACATGGCAATCGACATTAGTTGATAACTTTATAACTGAAGACGCGGATGGGGTTCCTATTGCAGCGACTAACGGGCAGATAATAGGCGAGACCGTTCCGCTGCCTTTATTTGAAGGAAAGGCCGTATGGAACCAAAGCACATTCGACACGGGCCAATTTGACGATAAGATAGGGAAAATAAATACAAAAGGTTTTCGTATGGGGGGTTTTTATTTTAAACCATCCACCTTCATGCCGACAGGGGTCAGTGATGGTATAGGGAAATATAGGGATCAGAATGATAGGGAAAAGATCTACTATATAATTACCCTGCCTTTTAGCTACCGGCCTACAGGCTTTAAAGTCACTAAGCGCATGCAAGGTAATTACTTTTTAAGTCCAGCTGGTACACCAGTTGAAAAAGGGGGCCCAGGGCAGCAATATTACCCTCGAGGAAATAATGGGTCAATTATTCGTGATTTAGTATGGGATTTAAAAGAAGATGGTTCAGTCGTTTTTAAAAGACGGCAAGCCCGTACAAACAGCCGAAGAAGCTGGGGCGGAGCCTGTTTACAAGACCTTTAACCCTATTGAAGATGTAATAATGCAATTTAACGGGGCTTCATAATGAATAAATTAATGTCATTTGACGCTGACCAAATATCACAGGTCAGAAAGTTATTGGGGAGTTCCAACAGGCCTCACTCCCCTAAGTTACAGGATAAGACTGAAATAACTGAAAATATAGAAGCGTGGGTTAATGTTACTGAAGTAGTAGACCCCGCAACTAACCCCGAGACTTATAAAGGAATTGAAGTTAAACGTGATGGTTCCGATATTGAAATTATAGACTACTTTCTTTTTGACAGTGATGCTTCCTCGAGCGGCCCAACTGACCAAGTAAGGTATTTTAACGACATAGAAGCCCTACCTGGTGCTTCAGGTACTATTGAAGTTGATGGGGTTTATAAATTATTAATATTCCAAGACAACAAAGACGGCGCAGTTACTTTTTATTTAGAACCGCAAGGCGGTGGTGGTGGGGATTCTTTAAGGTATTTTCAAGTTACAGATGTGGATTATACTAAAAATAACGATCAAAATTCCTCAAGTTTTATTTACCGAGGGGTTGAGGTTGCAAGTATAGATACACTTCCCGTACCCCCGCCAGCTGAAGTAGACAAACAGGATATAATTATTCACACAGGATACCCTTGGAATTTAGTAGCAGGGGATAACCTTTTAGTATTACAAGAACTTGAAGGCTCGGGAATTATTATAGCTCAGAATATAGTAGAGCCCGAACCCGTGAT